CTCTTCGGGCACCGGCGGTGCTACGTCCTTGCCTTCGGGCACGATCCCGTCGGGGCACTTCCGTCCGCGCGTGATCATCTTTTCCTCCTGCAGGGTAAGTTCGCCCCGTGTGATCGCGTCCTCGACCTCGGCCAGCATCTTCAAGTCGGCAACCGAGGCATCGTGGCCCGCCATATCGGCCCGGAGGACATCCGTGAAATTGCCGAGCGCATCGGGCTGGCCCGCTGCCTCGCAGAGGGTTGGGGTCGGCATGTCGCCACGAGCGAGGCATTCGGTGTAGTTGACTCCCGGGGCGAGGGTCGGGGAGATCCCCGCCTTGGAGCGCCGAAGCCGGGGGATTGGTAGGGGCGGGACAAAGTCAAGCGCGGCGGATGGACCGTCTTCGCTCTTGAAGAAGCGCCAGCGCCGGCCGGTGGCTGGCCGATCGACGCCCGCGACTTCCGTCACCTCGCCCGCAATGATTTCGCCTACGTAGTCAAGCTCCTTGGCACCGGCCATCAGCTCGCGAATGGACTTCATCCGATCCCCATCTCGGCCTTGGACGGCACCAGGTGAAGCGGGACAACGCCCCACTGACCCTCGATCGAGTAGCCCGTGAGCCGGCCCGACTTGACTTGCTCCCAGGCTTCCGGGTGCCATTTGACGCCCATGACCCAGGCACCGCGGGGGAAGTCGGGATCGCCGGCCCGGGCAATAAAGGACTCGACGGGCTCACCGGCCGGGCGGCCGTCCGTCATCTTGAGCCCCGTGATGTGCATCAAGTTCATGCCGCCCTTCCGGGCGATGAACTCGTGCGCCATCTTCCGGACTTCATCTTCGGTCGCGTACTGGCCCTGGAGATCCACCTCCCAAGGCGCGTACACGACATCGTAGGTGATCCGCTCCTGCGCCTTCTCGGGCGAGGTCACGAACTTGCAGCCCGTGACGTCGAGCCGCGCCGCCGGGGCCGGCTCGGCCAGCGCCTTGACCACGGACTGGCGGATCAATGCGCCGGGGGAGACGTCCGACTGAGCGATCGCGCGGATGATGTCCATATTCCACTGGACCCAGCCCGCGGCCCCGGAGCCGCCCGGGGTCGAGTCCACCATCCGCTTCGGCACCCGGACGTCGATAATCTGCTTGTGGTTATTAGGGCGGCCGATCCCGACGCGAACGACAGCGCCGCCGGAATCCGGGATCACCCGGCTATCGATCCGGTCGTAGAGGTTCTCGGCACCGCGAGAGCGCGAGACCGGCACGATCCAGAACCCGCCTTCGGAGAAGACGGGGCCACCCCACGGGATGCCTTTCGCTTGGTGCGGGGTAGAAACGAAACGGCCGTGGCCCGAGACCGGAGGCCGCTGCCCGGCTGCTTGCGGCAACGTAGCGGCCTTGGCTGGCCCGCTGGGAGCCGACGCAAAGCCGTACGCCTGGGCCACGGCTCGCCATGCGACCCCCGAGGCGTAGCGCTCGCTCGCAGGATCGTCGGCCTTGCCGAACATCTGGAAGGTCGTATCGTGCATCCGGTCGTAGATCTCGCGCCCGTAGGCGGGAAGCGACGCCGGGTCCTGAGTCGCGTAGGCACCGGCGGCCGCCGCCTTCTCTGCGTCGGGATCCGTATCGGTGGGCTCCACTCGTCGATCCTCCTTCGTTCCTGGGGCGGACTTCCCGGCGGCTGCCTCTTCGGCTAGCCGCTCGTTCACCCGCCCAAGCTCGCCGGCCAAGGTCTGTAGCCCGCGCGCATCCGCGGTCCGCGCCCGGCTGGAGATGGCGCTCAAGGTCCGGGTCGCCGGGTGCTCACGGCCGAGGGTCGAGCGCGCCCTTGCGGTCGCCCGGTCCACGAGCCCTGCCAAGCGCTGCCGGCCGGCGGCTGCTTCCTGGGGGTTCTTGGTCCCGGCCACCGCAAGCGCCACCCCGCGCGCGTCGAGCGCATCGTTCGCGGCCCCGCCGGCGCCTTCGGACGAGAACCGGCCGTGATCGTCGCGGACGTACTCGCGCTTGCCGTCCTGGGGGGTTGAGTAGGAATAGGAATCCGGCGCCGCCGCGGCAGCGGTGGCCGGCTCGCCGATCGGGGGCCCGGTCGGGACGATGGTTCCATCCGGCAGCGGGACTTCGTGGTAGTGCGGGTCCTCGGCCTTCGTCCCTTGCACTCGTCCCCCCAAAAGATAGAAGCCCCGCCCGGGCTTGCGCTCGGGCAGGGCTTCTTGAGCCTCGCGACTGGAGATACGTCGGGAGTTGTTACGGTACTGCTAGTTGCGTGTCAAGGGTTATTTTACCCAGAGTAACGGAAGGGGCTCGGCGGCGAGCTTACCGTGCTATAATTATTCAATGAACCCGTACGAGACCGCCGTGCGGTTGGTGGTGTTCTGCCTGGGTGCCGGCGGTTTAATGATCGCCGGTGCGATGATGGCGGACAGGACCGACGAGACACCGAAGACGCACCACCTACTGTTCGTTTGTTTGTGTTCGCTCGCCATGTGGTGGGCCGCATGGTAGATGATCCAAAACAAAAGAGAGAGCCAGGCCATGAGCGATCTTGAGTTGATGGCACTCGGCGCGCTTGCAAGTCTCGGAGCCAATGCCTACGGCGTGACTATGCGGCGCGAACTATCGGCCCGAACTGGGCGCGATGTTTCGATCGGTGAAGTGTACGTCACCATGGAGCGTCTAGAGAAACGCGGCCTCATCTCATCGCGAGATGGAGAAGGCACGCCCGAGCGCGGTGGCCGGCCGAAGCGATTCTTCAAGATCGAGCCGCCTGGAATCGAAGCCCTACAATACGAAGATTACCAGGGAAGTTTGTAGTGACGCCTCGTCCCGATTGGTGGTGGCCCTGGAAGTGCCCGAAGTGCGACGGCCAGAACGTAGCCCATACGCTCGTCCATGATTCCGATGGTACGGAGCGCATGGATCACAAGTGCCCGTGCGGTGCCGATCTTGGGCGCACGCTGACCCGCGACAAGATGCCGGACCCGCCGCCCTACGTTCCAAAACCGAGCGAGTTCGGGCCGGAAGAACATGGACCGCCGAAACGGCCATGGTGGAAGCTATGAAATATATCATTACGTTTCCAGGCGAGCTGTCCACTGATCTCCTCCAGCAAGTCAGCGAACAGCTAGAGGCATTCTTCAAAGACTCTGACGACGAATGCATCATCATAAACGGCCCAGCGAAAGTACATGCCATCGAAGGCGATGACTTTCTCAGGGGCAAGTTAGCGGGGCTGAACGAAAGCTACGCAATCCATGCGGAAGCGATTCGCCAGCTTCGCGAGTACAAAAAGCGCCCGTGGTGGCAGTGGTGGCGTTGAATGGCCTCGTGCTCTCCATCTTCCCAGCCATCGACTTGTTCGGCCGCGCATTCGAGTAGGAGTAAGATGTTTCGGCGACCAAAGAAAAACGAGCAGCTTGGTCAGTGCGGTGGTGCTCATTGCTACGGGCAAGCGGTATGGGTTCGGGAGAATCCTTACGCCGAGTTTTGTCCTTGGCATGCCTACGAAGCGGGTCTTCCGTTTCAACCTCTACGCCCAGAGAAAGAGTCGAAGCAGCCGTCCGCTGCTCAAATCTGGGCGGAGGAAGGAGTAGGGATTCGCAAGGGCGGTAAGTTTCGAGAGCTGCCGAAAACGGAGCCCCCAGGCTAGATCCTTGCCGCCCCATCGCCGATCCGTGCTAGCGCTTGCCGTTCGTATCGGGCTTGCCGGGCGGCCCGATCGGGTGCTGGATCAGGACGCGCTTCTCTTTGCACCGCCGGCACTGGAGAAAGACGATCCCCGGCATGGAGTGTTGCTCGGGCGTGTCATCGGGGGCGAGGAGCACGTAGCGGGTCCCCATCGGTAGCTCGGCAATGAGGGCGCCATCCTTGAAGCATCGCACCTGGACGAGCCGATCGGCGGGGTCCGATTGCGTCGGGGGCTCGTAGCCTTCGGCCTTGAGGCGAGCCCGCTGCCGCTCCAGGCGATCGCGGCTCCGTCCGCCAATCCGCACTCACTCACCGACCTTTGGCTTCTGCTCCGCCATGTCGTCGCGCACCACCTTCGGTGGCCGTCCTGGACCACCTGGCCGCCAGACCTTGCTCCCCGTCCGCTTCCTGGTGCGCGCCGTATCCTTTTTGGCGCACGCGTCACAGGTCCGCATGTAGTGCTCGCGCGCCTTGCCGCACCGGACGCACAAGCCAGAGGCGAGCATACGATTCGCCCACTTGCGGTTTTTCGCGGGCTCCGTCACTCATCCTCCGGGAAGGCGAAGTCGAGATCATCGGTCGCGGAGGGATCGGGCCCCTGCTGCCGTGGTGGGCGATCAGGATCGGCGAGCCGTTCGCGCGCAAACTGGTCGGGATTGTTCGACCCATCCCAGACGTCGGCATCAGAGAAGGCTTGGTCCGCCGTGATAACAGGCTCTTCATCGCATCTACAGCCGCAGACCTGCTTCGCGCTTGCAGATGGATCGAGCGGATGCATGAGTTGCTCATCGCCCACGTCGTAGGGCTCGTCGATCGCACGCAATTGACCATGCGCCTCATAGTGATCTTCACGCGTTTCCCCGTCGAGCGTGCTTAACCAGCGCTTGAACGGCACTCCGCTCGCAGAGTACGTGATCCAGCTCGCCTCGCTCACGATCGCACCGGTCTCTGTGCGCGCGAGCAATTCGGAGCGTGCTTTCGTCAGCCAGTCGAATTCGCCACGGAGCGCACGTGCGACCTCGAACGGCCCCTTGCCCGCGAAGTAGAATTCCTCGGCAAGGACCGTCTTCAACCGCTCGAAGACGTCATCGGCCACGTTCCCGGCCAAGAGGTTCGCTCGCTGGGAGAGGGCTTCGGCCACGGCCGGGCTCTCTAGGCGAAAGGCCCCCCGAACGCCCAGCGCCCGACGCGCGGCCGTGCCCCCAGCCTCGAACATATCGACGTAGGCATCCTCCAGCGAGTCCGCGATCGCGAGCCGGAAAGCGTCTTCATCGTCGGCCATGAGGGAGCCCACGGCCTTTAATTCATCGAGCTCGAAGATCGCTTGCAGTTGGCGGGTGCGCTCGGGGCCCAGAGGACGGCCGCCCCGCCCGACTGGGCCCTTTGCGCGTTTCGCCTCGGCCGCCAGACGTCGCGTCGCATCACGGTGGAGCCGTTCCAGGACCCCAGAGCGAGAGAGGGCCTGGGTTACAGCTGCCGCCGTGCGCGTGAATTCCCGATTCAACGCCTGACGCAGGGCACGTGCCGGCCGTACAAGGGAGGTCGGCCGACGCAGCCGGGGCGAATCCAAAGAGGGCGGCTCGGGTAAGCGGCGCGCCGCGGAGCGTGAAGACACGACTATCGCCGATCCCCGAGCCATCAATTCTCCGACTGTTCGAGAGCGCTGGGCAAGTCGGCTACGGTCGGCATCCGTACGCCGATCACCTTGCCCTCCGAATCGACCTCGCGCTTCGCGAGCCCGCGGTTCTCCCAATGCTCGACGATCCGGCGCCAGCCTTCGACGTAGAGCCGCTTATCGTGCCTCCCCGACGCGGGATCGATCTTCATATCGATCACGGCAAAGGCGCGCCCGTGGGTCCCCGAAGCGTAGGGCGGCTC